TTAGACGCATATTACCCTCAGTTTACTTCAACGAGCCTAATTGTAAGTCAGGTATGGAGGCGCTGTGCTGGTATCACGAGAAGAGAGATGAGGCGCGCAACATTGGGTTAGGACCTAACCATGATTGGTCATCACACGCTGCAGATGCCTTTGGAATGATGGCGGTGGTATACGAGCCACCAAATGCCTCATGGGGCAAGCCGTTACGAGTTAATTTGAAAGGTATTGTATGAGCGATAGGATGGCAGGGATATTGGAGGAGATTGGTAGATATCTCCAGAGAGAGGAGCCAATAAACCCAGAGATGATGCCACGCTCTTATATGCCTCAGTCTAACGTCATGTCATTAGCCCCTTACATGGCGAAAGGATTGATAAATGATGTTGCTCGGTATGGTAAGCAAGCATTTACAGGTGAGGTATCAGACAGAGAATTATTGCCACAGCAGCCGCTGACAGGCGATGCAAAGGCCGTTGCCGATGCGTTTGGTTCTGGTGTTGGTAAAGTATTAAATTACCAAGTGCCGACCTTACAGGGATCACGATCAGTCATGGATGACATTAACATGGTCGTAGATGCCTATCAGGATGCGAGACCAGGGATTGTTGAAGCATTGGGTGAGCCATCTGTTAATCGTGTTGAGGGTGCTGGCCTGTTGGGGTCGATGGTAATACCTGGTAGGGCAAATAAACTTCTTGATGCACCGACTGTAAACAGAGATATGGACTTGTTGCAGCGTGTTGGAGATGTAGATTCTGTTAACACAATGCGGCTGGATGTTGAACCAGGTGTTGATCTGATCCCAGAGTCGCTCGTAAAAGCGCAAGATTTAGAAGGCCGTGGCTTTGTGTCAGGTATGGCTGATACCTCCAGAGGTGATTTATCTAAAGTTGTTGCGGTAAATGATCAACCAATTGACATGGTTAGACTTGGCGGTGTTGATTACATGAGACAACCGCAGAATGCAGATAAAGGTATTTTGTGGGCATCTGATGCAGGTCAAGTATCAGGATTAACAAATGCTGCGAAAGCGGCTGAGTCATTGCCTGGTGTGTCGCGTTCCCCCGTGTACATTCCCTATGGGATGGGTGGTAAATCTACAGACTTTGCCACAATGACTGCTGATGTCATGGTTCCAATTGCAAAAGCAAATCTTAAAAAGAAAGACAAAAAGCGGTTAGATAAAAGAATTCGCCAAGGGGCTGGCAATAAAACAAACGAGTTTACACCTCAACCAGATTGGCCTGGCATTGATAGCCCAAAGGTTGATGAATGGTTAGCAAATGCTGGTGGCAACCGAAAGGCAGTGCAAAAAGCGATTGATGAGTTCAGAGATGAAGCTGGTATTAACCTATCGCAAGCTAGAGCGGCCATTGTTGACCCATCCCAACTTAATCCAAGAGTTGGTGATTTACGCACGATAGGCATTATGGATATGGTAAATGCGCCAAGACCTGGTAACCATCCATCCTACAATACCGATATTATGGGCAGTTATTTAGGTCGCTTTGGAGAGGGAGCAAACCTACTAAGTGATCTCAATCCAATGATACGAACAACGCAAGCAGATTTCAGGCAAGAAATGGCAAGGCGTGGACACAACGTAGACGCACAAAAAGTACCATCTGCTGTAGGTAAAACTATGCAGCCTGGTTTAATTGGCTCATTTGATCAAGCTACTTTAGATGAGTTAATTAAGAAAGGACTTATAGCGCCTTAATATAATTTCTTGTTCGCTTTTAGAAACACCGTCTTGGTCCAAAAGGCTTTGTAAAACACCTTCTGTCCATTCAAGAGGGTCATGGCGAATTACCTCAATCCATTCAGTAGCATTATCGGATAATTGTATATTTTCCATACTTTATTGTAACAAAATTTACGAGAAATTACATGGCAATAACAACTTACAGCGAGCTTAAAACAAGCATTGCTGACTACCTCAATCGTGCTGATTTAACGTCAATCATACCGACATTCATTGCACTAGCAGAGGCACAGATTAATCGTGATGTCAGGCACTGGTCTATGGAGAACAGGGCTACAACTAGCTTTGATGGCCAGTACGGTACGCGCCCATCTGATTGGGTAGCAACTATACGTATGCATCTAACAGGTAACGGCACAAAGGCGATGAACCTGATTAGTCAGCAGGCGATGGCAGAGAAACGTGCTAATGACAATGATACTGCTGGTACACCTATGTTCTATGCTCACTCTGAGTCACAGTTTGAGCTATACCCAACCCCAGATCAGGCAACAACAGCAGAGATACTGTATTACCAAAAGGTCCCTGCACTAAGCGATAGCAACACAACTAACTGGCTTTTGTCTTATGCGCCTGATGTCTATCTGTATGGGTCGTTAATACATTCAGCGCCTTATCTTGCAGAGGATGCTAGGACGGCTGTATTTGCACAGATGTACGGTGCATCGGTCAATCAATTAAACGAAAAGTCTGAGGAGTCAAAGACCTCTGGCAGTGGATTAAAATTACGAGTGAGAGGTTTAGGATGAGCTTTACCAATTTTTTAGAGACAGAACTACTAGATCATGTGTTTACTAACAGCGCCTATACAGCGCCAAGCGCAGTGTATCTGGGTTTATTTACTGCAGCGCCTAATGATACAGGTGGTGGTACTGAGTTATCAGGTAATGGTTATGCGCGTCAGACTATGGCGATGAGCGTATCAGGTAACACGGCAACTAACTCTGCAGCAGAAGAATTTGCAACGGCAACAGGCTCCTGGGGAACCGTTACTCATGTTGGTGTATTTGATGCATCATCTAGCGGTAACTTGTTGGCCTATGGTGCGTTGTCTGCGTCTAAAGCTATTGCAACTGGTGATGTATTCCGTATCCCAGCAGGTGATCTTGATATTACGCTAGACTAATATGTTATACGGTGTCTATCGCTACGGACAGGCTGCATTCTCTACAGCCACGTTGCACGATGGTGCATCCACCCTTGTTGCAACATCACAGGTCCAAAGCTCTGGCACACGAGTTGTACAGGGTTCTGCAACCATTGGCGCAAGTGCTGGGGTTACCTCTAGCGCGTTAAAGGTTGTCGATGCAAGTAGCACGATTAATGCAACTGCAGGCACAACAGCAAGTGCGGTAACTGTTGTTGATGCGATCTCTACGATTAGTGCAGCGACATCGCTAACATCCTCTGCTGTAACGGTTGTTGATGCGGCATCAGCCTTTGGTGCGACTGCAGGCACAACGGCCTCTGGATTACGCATTCACCAGGGGGCAAGTACCTCAAGTGCAAGCGCATCGGTTAGCACTTCAGGATTAAGAATATTACAGGGCGCATCTGCTGTATCGGCAGGCTCTAGCACACAGGTATCGGGTTCTGCATTACTTGCAGGTAGCTCTACGATCTCTGTAGGTAGCGCACAATCAACCTCTGCTTTGTTAGTTAGGCAGGGCATATCGACAATATCTGCAAGCTCATCATCTAGCATTCAGGCCACTAAAGTCGCAAATGGCGTGGCGATGCTTGGATCAACTGCACAGGTTGTTACGTTGGGTAACATCATTGCGGTAGGGGCTATGTCAAGCAGTACGGTCAGTTCGGCCACTGCAAGCGGAGTTATTTTGTGGGGCGACAGCCCTGAAGTAAGCACAGATTGGGAAAATATAGCGTCAGTATCCTCTACTTGGTCTGATTCTTCACAAGGCAGCAATAGCTGGTCAGACAGCAACGCTACATCAAACAATTGGACGAATACGTCCGACAACGAAAATTTATGGGAGGCCGCTTAAATGGCTGATACAACGACTTCAACTTACTCACTGGTAAAGCCAGAGGTTGGTGCGTCTGCGGATACGTGGGGTACTAAGCTCAACAATAACCTGGATGCAATTGATAACCTTCTTGATGGGGGTGCTGCAGTTACGGGTATGGATTTAAACAATCCTGATATTGATGGCGGTACGATTGATGGCACAGTGATTGGTGGTACGACTCAGGCTGCAATTAGCGGTACTACAGGTCAATTTAACACCTCACTAAACGTAGATGGTGGCATTGAGTTTAATTCGTTGTCAGGCACAGGCTCTGTAGCGATTACAGACATACTCGACCAAGATGATATGTCAGGTAATAGCGCAACGGCTTTAGCGACTCAGCAGTCCATTAAAGCCTATGTAGATGCACAACAGGACACGGTTGATACATTCGCAGAGGTTTTGGCCCTTGGTAACACAACAGGTGGTACAGATATTGTATTAAGTGCAGGTGACAACATAACAAACGCCTCTGGGGACCTAACAATAGACGTTGCAGGTAACATATCTCTTGATGCAGATGGTGGCAACATACTGCTTTTAGATGGAGGAACTAGATTTTCTAATATTTCTTCATCTTCAACTGATTTAGTTATACAAGCATCTGTTCAAGATAGAGATATATTTTTAAAAGGCAACGATGGCGGTAGTGTCATCACAGCCCTTACCCTTGATATGTCAGCGGCAGGTGCGGCTACGTTTAATGCAGGTGCTACGTTTGGTGGCAACGTCACAATACAAAAAGACGATGCTCTTATTTTTGTGAAGGAAACTGATGGAACTAACATAGCCGCTGTTGGTGACTTAACAGGTGCAGGTCAAGGTGGAGCGTTTTATTACAATCACGGTGGCACTGCTGTTATACAGTTAAAATCATATGAAGCATCACAAATAAATACTGGAATGATTTTTAATGAAGGTGGTGCAGACCTAGACTTCCGCGTTGAGTCTAGCGGCAACGCTAATATGCTATTTGTTGATGGTGGTAATAATCGAGTAGGTGTTGGAACTGCGTCTCCTAGTAGTCAATTCGAAGTGCAAGGTACAAATACTAATAATAAAATAAGTTCATATTTTTCTGGTTTATATATAAGTGGCTTTCAGTTTTCAGACTTAAACGGAAGCATTTTCTATGACGCAGGTACAGATGATTTAACGGTTTCCGCAGGTCATGCAAATAGCAAACTTATTTTGGCATCGGGAGGCAGTACCGCACTTACCCTTCTTGCAGACCAAAGTGCTACATTTACAGGAGCAATTACAGCCAACGCAGGTGTGGTTGTAGATAACATTACAATAGATGGCAATGAGATTGACGTAAGTTCTGGCGACCTAACACTAGACGTTGCAGGAGAAATTAATCTTGATGCAGATGGTGGAAAAGTTAGATTTAAAGATGCAGGAACTGATATTGGATTTGTTAGTTTTGCTAACACAGACTTAACTTTTTACTCTTCTGTTCAAGACAGAGATTTAATATTCCAAGGCAATAGCGGCGGAAGCGCTATCACAGCCCTTACTCTTGATATGTCAGATGGTGGAAGTGCAAGATTTGCCCATGATTTAAGTATCGTAGACAACGGTCAAATTTTATTAGGTGCAGGACTAGATGGAAGAATTAGCAGTGACGGCACGAATTTAAATATTCTTGCAAACAACGGCGACCTAACACTAGATGTTGCAGGAGACATTGTTCTTGATGCAGGTGGTGGAGAAATCGTATTAAAAGATGGTGGTACTTCTTTTGGTCAGCTTAAAGGGTCTACTTCTGACCTTATCGTACAGTCATTAGTATCTGATAAAGACATTATTTTTAAAGGCAGTGATTCAGACGGAGAATCAGTTGTTACAGCCCTCACTCTTGATATGTCAGATGCAGGTGCGGCTACGTTTAGTGGTGATGTAAGCGTACCAAACATTTCTGTAGCAGATGACATCCGACACACAGGAGACTCTGATACCTACATAAGCTTTGAAGCTAACAATCAAACTTTCTACGCAGGTGGCACACGGACGCTTGATTTAGCTTCTGGTAGCGTGGTGTTTAATGAAGGCAGTGGAGACGTAGATTTCCGCGTTGAGTCTAACGGCAACGCTAATATGTTGTTTGTAGATGGTGGTAATAATGTCGTAGGTATTGGAACTGGCGCACCTTCAGGGAGTGGTTTGCACGTTCATAACTCAAGTGCTGGTGAGCAGTATATCTCAAGCAGTAATTCTGCCTTGCGTTTCGTTTCTACAGGAGGCGCAAACTATATTCAAAGCGGAACTGCAACCTCGTCCTCTTCTGCCGCTGACCTTATTTTTACAAATGTTGGTGGCACGGGCGAAGTTTTCCGCATAGCCGCAGACGGCTCTCTATCCACCCCAACCGCAGGAAACTCTAACGTCCGTTTTGGAGCGAACGCAGGTAACAGCATTGCAAGCGGTGGTAATCAAAATACTGTTATAGGAGATGAAGCAGGTACTGCCATTACTACAGGTGATGAAAATGCGGCATTAGGCTATTCAGCGGCAAGCACAGTCTCGGAAGGTATTAAAAACACCGCACTAGGCGCTTATGCTTTGCGGTTTGATACGAAAGGCTCACAAAGTGTTGCCGTAGGCCATCAGGCTTTGGCGGCTCAGAACTTTACTTCTGTAACTACTGCTCACAACGTAGCTGTTGGTGCTAATGCAGGTGTATCAGTAACTACAGGCGTAAAAAACGCCCTCATAGGTGGTTTAACAGGTGATGCAATTACAGATGCTGACGGTAATGCGGCTATGGGTCATTCTGCATTGTCTTCAAATGTTCTTGGAAGCTACAGCGTAGCAATTGGTTTTAGAGCTTTAAATAATCAAAATCCTGTAGATGGTAGCGGAAACAACACAGCCGTTGATATGTATAACACCGCTGTTGGTACTGACGCAGGTACAGCAGTAAGCACAGGCATAGAAAACACAATCGTTGGTGCTTTAGCAGGTGATTCACTGACTGATGCTGATTTTAACGTAGCTTTAGGTGCAGGAGCTTTAGGTGCAGATACTTTAGGAAGTAGGTCAACTGCTGTTGGTTATTTATCTTTATTTAATCAAAACTTTACTTCAGCAACAAACAGCAATAACACAGCGATTGGTTACGCGGCAGGTACAGCAGTAAGCACAGGTATTAAAAACACATTTATGGGTGCGCTTGCAGGTGATGCAACTCAAACTGGGGAAGAAAATGTTGCAGTTGGTTATCAATCTTTATCAGGAATTAATGGAGATGCAAATACTGCTTGTGGTTCTTTAGCTCTTAGTACTGTTACTGGCGACTCAAATACAGGGATTGGTAGAGCCGCAGGTTTTCAAATTACATCAGGGTCTAATAATATAGCAATTGGACTTGATGCTCTAAGAACAGGGAGTCCCGGAGGCGCTCAAACTACTGCATCTAATAAGATTGGATTGGGTGATGAAAACATTACTTCTGCCCATATCCAAGTAGATTGGACAGTAGCCTCTGATGCGCGTGACAAGACAGACTTCACAGCCCTAGACCTTGGCTTGGACTTTGTTAAAGACCTAAAGCCTGTCACATACAAGTGGGATAAGCGTTCCAAGTATGGCGATAAAGAAGCTGATGGTTATGACCTTAATGCACAGACTCCAGATGGAACTCACAAAGAAAATTGGTTGGACATTGGTTTCAAGGCACAAGAAGTAGAAGCCCTTGAGATTGCCGCAGGTTACAACAAAGACAACAAAACCAACCTAGTCTCTAGCCACACTGAAGACGGCAAGCAGATGGGCTTACAGTACAGCAAGTTTGTACCAATCCTAGTCAAAGCCATCCAAGAGCAACAAGCCTTGATTGAATCATTAACCGCAAGAATAGAAACCCTAGAAGGATAAATAATTATGAGTGAAGAAAGAACCGCAGAAGAAAAAGCGCAGATGTACAGCGCAATGCTAGGAAGCGTTAGCGTCATTACAAACGCCCTAGATTCAGAAAACGATTTCTGTTCTGACATGACAGCCGAAGAAGTTAAAGAGCGTGTTATGAGAAGTTCAGGATACCTATCAGCAGGCGTAGCAATGGATGATTGGGGCAGTGAAGATATGTCCACCATCAATGCCGCCATAACAGCCGCAGAAGCGGCATAAAAAGGAGAAATAAAATGGCAGTAACTTGGACAATCACAAACATGGAATACACCAACGACTCTGACAAGGGTGTAGTACACGCCGCTTGGTCAGCTTCAGAGACTGACGGAGACCACACAGGAACAGTATCGGGCATGGAGTCCTATACGCCTGACTCTAGTGCATCTGGTTATATTGCATATGATTCGCTAACAAATGCAAAAGTAGTGTCGTGGGTAAAGGCAACACTAGGTGCTGATGAAGTCACTCGTGTAGGCGAGAAGATAGCGGCTCAGATTGCTGAGTCAAAAACCCCCTCAACAGCATGGGGAAAACCGTTTTAATTTTTAACTAAAGGAGTAGCAAAATGGGTAAAAAAGAAAAAACCCCAATTGTCATAAACGAAGTTGAATACACGCTAGAGGACATGACTGCAGAACAGCAGGTGATGGTCAACCACTGCGCTGATATTGAAAATAAGATACGCAAGATGCAATTCAATATAGATCAATTAGCAGGTGGTAAGGAGTACTGGATTACCAGGTTACAGCAGTCACTAAATGCAACACCTGAAGAAGTTGCTGCGGAGGCATAATTATGGGTATTTTTGCAAAGATATGGAATTTTTTAACAGGCAAGAAAGAGGTTAAGGAGCCTGTTAAGCAAGCAAAGCCTGCTAATGTTAAGCCAATCAAAAAGACAGCACCAAAGAAGAAAGCAGTAAAGCCTAAAGCAAGGCAAGTCAAAAAGTCTTAATCAAGACGTATTAATAAGGAACCCATTATGGCGCTTGTAGCCCTAGAATTACCTGCTGGCATCTATAACCACGGGACAGAGCTTGACGCATCTGGTCGGTGGATAGACGGCAATTTTATACGCTGGCAGAACGGCTCTGTGCGCCCTATTGGTGGGTGGACTTTACGTAAGGCGACGGCAACTGCAACTGCGCCACGAGGCATGGTTGCGTGGATTGATCACTCTGCGGTAACACATATAGCTGTTGGTACGCACAACAAACTGTATGCGCTAAACCAAGGTTCTGCGGTCCAAGACATCACACCAGTAGGCTTTACTGCTGGATCGGTTGATGCCCCTGCTAACTATGGTTTTGGTGGTTTAACTTACGGTAATGATCCCTATGGATCGCCAAGAGATGCTGCAGTACCAACACCAGCAACAACCTGGTCACTTGATACGTTTGGTCAGCACTTAGTTGCTTGCTCGTCCTCTGATGGCAAGATATATGAGTGGCAGTTAAGTACCTCTGCGGTTGCACAAGTTCTAAGTAATGCGCCAACAGGTAACAACGCAATAATGGTAACTGATGAGCGTTTTGTGTTTGCCTTGGCCTCTGGTGGCAACCCACAGAAAATTAATTGGTCTGATCGTGAAAATAACAATGTTTGGTCTGCAGCAACTACCAACCAGGCAGGTGACATAGAGTTACAGACCGCTGGTGAAATTGTGTGCGGTGTGCGATGTAAGGGCTCTGCATTGATTCTCACAACATTAGATGCTCATACTGCAACTTATGCTGGACCTCCTTATGTTTACTCATTTGAGCGAGTAGGCAGTGCTTGTGGTGTGATATCTGCAAAGTCTGCAATTGCAGTTGATCAAGGTGCTTTTTGGATGGGAACAGGTAGTTTCTTCCAATATAACGGTAACACTGTGCAAGAGATGCAGTGTGATGTCTCTGATTACGTATTCACCGATATTAACGAGGCACAACGATCAAAGGTCTGCGCGATACACAACTCGCAGTTTGGCGAGGTTTGGTGGTTCTATCCATCAAATGACTCAAACGAGAACAACAAGTATGTTGTCTATGATTACAAGGAAGGGCATTGGAATATAGGCTCCCTTGCAAGGACAACAGGAGTTGATTTAGGAGCGTTTAGATCACCCCTATGGTTTGACCCATCTGGCAACCTTTATAACCATGAATTCGGTTATACGCACGATTCTGCGCCTTATTTAGAGTCTGGTCCTATTGTTATGGGTAGTGGCGAGAACATTATGAAGGTCAACGAGATTATTCCTGATGAGAAGACCCAGGGAGAGGTCAGTTTAACCTTTAAAACACGTTTTTATCCCAACGGTGATGAGACAAGCCACGGACCGTTTACATTGGCTAATCCTACGGGTGCAAGATTCCAGGGTAGACAAGTTCGGATGCTAATTAACGGCTCAGAAATCAATAACTGGCGCGCAGGTAATATGCGGTTAAATGTTATTGAGGGTGGTAGGCGTTGAGTTCACAGTTACCACCACCGATTGGTAATGATTGGAAGGTGTGGGGCAAAAAGTTAGTTGACACGATGCAGCTAACGCAGTCGCAGCTAAAATATTTTTTAACAGGTGACTCGGCCATTAACGAGGGACTACTTCTGTGGAATAACACAGGGTATCCAGTTATATCCAAAACAAACGCCTATCGGCAAATATTATTAGAGGGTGGCTGCGGTCAGTTTTATGCAACGCAAACACAAACAGCCTCTAACGCTAACACAGCTACTGCGGTTACCTTTAACAGCGCGGCAACAGCAGATGGTCTTGCAATTGATGGTTCGGATGCGACAAAAATTAACGTCACAGAAGCCGGATTGCTAAAAGTAGACATTACAGCACAAGCAACTGCTAGCTCAAGTTATACGGGGTACTTGTGGGTAAATGTGAACGGTACAGATGGCTTTGCGGTAAAAAAATCTGTCAATGGTGATGACACGATCACTCACACAGCGCTTGTTACGGTTAGTGCTAGTCATTACCTAAAAGTTATGTATGCGGTATCAAACACAGGTTTGACGTTGCCGAACACAGCGGCATCATCGCCTATTCCAGCCATACCTGCAGTGCAAGTTGCTATTAGTCGCTGCAAACAGTAATGAACCTCAATGATGAACTCAATCGTTGCAGACCTTGGATAG